GTCAACGACTTCTTGACCTCGCAGTATGCTTGGTTCTTGCTGACCAACATCGACGGCCTGTCGTATATGGAGCGAGTGAAGTTCGAATCCGATATGCAAGTCGATTTTGTCACAGACAATCTGCTTGTTAAGGGCTACGAGCGCTACTCCTTCGGATATTATAATTGGCGCTCGATCTACGGCTCGTTCCCGACCTCGTAATCGAACCAGAGGAGACTAACTATGTCGTCTACAGTCTTCACTGGTCCCGTTCTCGCGGGCAACGTCCTCAACTCTGACGGCACCGGGGCTCTCTCCGGTGTCGGTGGAAGCAGCGGTACGCAGAATGTCGGTTTCTGTCAGATGGCGCAGTCCGCTGCCATCACGCAGTCCGCCACTGCTGCTGCTACTGCCATTGTGATCCCGGCCCAGAGCCAGATCCTCGACATCTACGTTGGCGTCACAACTGCTTGGTCTGGCGGCACTCTCAGCATCGGCACCACTTCTGCCGCTAACGAGCTTGCCACTGGTCTGACTTGTGCGGCTGGTCAGACGACCGTCGCTGTGACAACTCTGATGTCGGCTTGGAACAACACCAGTTCCACGCAGGATGTGCAGATCTGGGTCAAGTCTAGCGCGGGCACTGCTGGCGTTGCTGTTCTTACCGTCTGCTACTTGCAGGGTATCAACGGCTTCACCAATGGTCAGTACACCTAATAGGAGAGTGACATGAAGGGTAAGTTCAAGCTTCAGCCCAAGAATAGCCCCGACAAGTCGCTCGGTGGTGACTTCTACGCTGGCGGTCAGTCTAACGTGGCTAAGGAAGCCAAGAACAAGGCTGAAGGCTTTAAGAAGGGCGGCAAGACCGTGAAGATGTCTGGCGACAAGGCCAAGGCGTCTGCGGCTCGCAAGCCCCGTATGAGCGGTGGCAAGGTGCTGTCTTCGGCCAGCAGCGGCACTGCTCGCACCAAGTCTTCTCACTACTAAGATCGTCCTCCCCGATCTATCGTGAGACTAACGGGGGCCGTGTGCCCCCGTTTTGCTAAGGAGATTCCTATGACTGCTGCATGGACTCGCAAAGAAGGGAAGAACCCATCTGGTGGCCTCAATGAGAAAGGCCGCGCTTCATTGCGAGCGCAGGGCCATGACATTAAGCGCCCACAGCCAGAAGGTGGTTCGCGGAAAGACAGCTTCTGTGCTAGGATGACTGGTGCCAAGCGGAAGCTTACAGGCTCCGCAAAAGCTGCTGATCCAAACAGTAGGATCAACAAAGCTCTCCGTAAATGGGATTGCTGATATGGATACGCCTTTCTGGGAGAAAGATGCGCCGAAAGATGCTAAAGAGAAGCATCTGAACCGCAAACAAATTCAGTCAGCCAAAGCACGGGCAAGAGCCGCTGGGCGACCTTATCCAAACTTGGTTGATAATGCCGCTGCGGCTAGGGCTGGTAAGAGGAGTTAAAAATGACTGGTGTTGTCAATCAATCTATCACTCGTGTTGGTCGATACGAGCCGTTTGAGCTTCAAGTTTCCCGCGACCAAATTACGTTTCACAATTCCCAAAACATTTTTGGCTATGGAACTACGCCCGCAACGGCAGCATTGTTCCGTACTGTTTGGGAAAATATGGCAACAACAGAATATGTTTTTCCAAGCTCCGCTTTGACCATGCAGCTTGTCAGCACCGTTGCTGGCGATACCGCATCAATTACAATTGTTGGTCTTGATGCTAATTACAATGCGCTTTCTGAGGTTCTTGTGCTTAATGGCACAACCAACGTGCCAACAGTAAACCAATATTTCCGCATCAACTCCATCTTTGTTTCCGCTGGCAGCGTCACAAATCCAACGGGTGTAGTTTCTCTTTCAAACGGCGGTGTTGTCTATGCGCAGATCAATACGGGTGTCTTCAACGCTGTGACATCTAGCCTTGGACGTTCTCAAATGGCGGTTTACACCGTTCCTGCGGGTTATACGTTCTATGGGTATCGCTACGGCGCTTACTCGTCATTCAATGGAAATAGCGCCAATTACACCACTTATCGCGCCATTACCAACTCGTCTAATGGTGTCCAGCAGTTGATTGTGCAGACGCCCTTTAACACAACCTATGAAGTTCAACGTCACTTCCCATTTCCCTATGCGGAAAAAACGGACTTGCGATTCCAAATTGCTTCCAGCGCAGCCACTGCGGCGGTTGTCAGCATCAACATTGGTGGCGTTCTGATCAAGAATGACGGCTCTCTTTAAGGCGGTCTAAATGGCAACAAGCGACACCTATACGTTCAATCCCGGTTTAGGCGAACTTACACTGTACGCCTATAACCTGATCGGGATTCGGAACACTGCACTGCTGCAAGAGCATATGGAAGCCGCTCGCATGGCTTCCAACATGCTTTGCTCGCGCTGGTCCAACATGGGTGTAAACTTGTGGGCGGTCGATCTTGTGACGACTGCTCTAACGACTGGTGTCGCCACTTATCCGGTTGATGGCAACACGGTTATGATTTTGGATGCCTACGTCCAGAATGACGACTCCGGGGCAAACATCGACCGTATCATCTTGCCTGTCAGCCGTACCGAGTACGCCAGCTATCCTAACAAGGAGCAGCAGGGCTTTCCGACCGTCTACTGGTTTGACCGTCTGATCAGTTCTTCGCGCTCCACGGGCTCCGCTGGGCCGTCTGTGACGTTGTGGCCGGTTCCTAACACGGATAACGGACCCCAATATTTGAAATACTACAGGGTGCGCCAGATACAGGACTCCGCGCTGACCAACGGCCAGACGGTTGAGATCCCTTATTTGTGGCTTGAGGCATTTGCCTACGGTCTTGCTTTGCGGCTTGCGCAGATTTGGAATCCGGCTGCTGTGGCGATGATCAAGCCGATGGCTGATGAGGCATATCAGATTGCCGCCAGCCAAAACATTGAGCAGGCTGCGACGTACATATCCCCAATGGTTTCCGGCTATTTCCGCTAATGGAGGGGATGAATGGGTTACGCATCCCGATCAGGCCGGGCCAGAACAAGCGCTAGGAATCCGCAGGCTTTTGCAATCTGCGATAGGTGCGCTCTCTGGACCAACCACGTTGATCTCAAATGGCAGTACGACTGGGCGGGCGCAAGCCTGATCAACAAGCGCATTCTCGTTTGCGATACTTGCTACGACACGCCGCAAAACCAGCTTCGCGCTATCATCATACCCGCTGACCCTGTGCCGATCATCAATCCTCGCGTCGAGCCCTACGCTTGGGATGAGATCGACCGCCGTCAGGTGTCGGGTTATAATACAACGAGCCCTGCTACGGGTATCCCGGTTCAACAAGGCGATACTCGCGTCACCACCATTGATGGCGACATTCCTGACAAAACTCGCGTCACGCAGCAAACTGGTGAAGCGCCTTATGGCACTAACCAGAAGCCGGGCACCGATCCCAATGCTGTTACCTATCGCGACATCACCAACGTGACGAACAACGGAATCGGAATTATTCGTGTCACGGTCAGCGTGACCTCCGGCTTCATTACGGGGCAGCGGGTTATCATCAACGATGTTGTTGGCGTCACTGCCGCTAATGGCAAGTGGACAATCACGGTCATCAACCCAAGCCAATTTGATCTTCAGAACTCCTCATTCTCTGGCGCGTATGTTTCTGGCGGGTATGTTATAAACAATCCCAGCTTGCCATACGGCTTTGATGAAGTGCCTAAGACAGGAACGCTCTGATGCCTCGTTACGCCAGTAATGTTCAGATCCCCAATCTTGGCGCTGCTATTTCTCTTAATGGCACCGAACAGATTGAGATCGTTCAGGCTGGGGAATCCAAGCGGGCAACCACCCAGCAGATTGCTGGATTGGCCGCTACGGTAGCAGGCCCCACAGGCCCCGCAGGAATAACCGGCCCGACCGGCCCGACCGGAATAATTGGCCCCACAGGCCCCACAGGGTTTGGAGTAGCGGGCGCAACGGGGCCAAGTGGCCCCACAGGCCCCACGGGTGTTACAGGCCCCACCGGAGCCACAGGGGCAGCTTCTACAGTTGCAGGCCCTACGGGGCCTAATGGCCCGACCGGCCCCACGGGCAGCAACGGGCCTACGGGAGCCACGGGCGTCAACGGAAGCCCCGGCGCGGCAGGCCCCACCGGCCCTACGGGAGCAGGCCCCACGGGTGCTGTAGGCCCCACGGGCGTGCAAGGTTTGGTCGGCCCAACAGGGCCTACAGGCGCTACGGGTGCCGCATCAACTGTAGCCGGTCCTACAGGCCCTACGGGGCCTACTGGCGCAACTGGCGCGGCATCTACTGTAGCAGGCCCGACCGGCCCCACGGGTGCGGCTGGCACGGCTGGCGGCAACGGTCCTACTGGGCCAACGGGCGCAACTGGGCCTACGGGTTCGATATATCCGACTGGCGGTTCGCCAGACCGTATCTTCTATGAAAACCAGCAGACCGTTACGGTAAACTACACGGTTACGACCAGCTACAATGCTATGAGCGCTGGACCTGTTTCAATCAATTCAGGCGTCACGGTAACTGTCCCATCGGGCAGCTACTGGACTATTGTTTAATTCCAACAGCGAGGGGGCTGCTATGGAGAACAAGTTGAGGATATGCGTCTACGCAATCAGCAAGAACGAGGCACATTTTGTGCAGCGCTTTTGCGAGTCCGCAAAGGATGCGGATCTCATTATGATTGCAGACACCGGATCAGATGACGGTCTTCCTGAAGAGGCGGCAAAATATGGCGCGGTTGTTCACCATATTTGTATTACTCCTTGGCGCTTTGATCTCGCTCGCAACGCTGCTCTTTCCCTTGTGCCTCGCGATATTGATATATGTATCAGCCTAGACATTGATGAGGTTTTGCAGCCGGGATGGCGGGAGGAGATTGAGCGTGTCTGGATCAAGGGAGAAACAACCCGACTCCGTTACATGTTCGACTGGGGCTGCGGGATCAGCTTCTATTACGAGAAGATCCACGCTAGACACGGATACTTTTGGCATCACCCGTGCCACGAATATCCTGTTCCTGACGGACGCATTGAAGAGAAGTGGGCGCAAACCGACTTCCTTATCGCTGTCCACAAGCCGGACCCGACCAAAAGCCGTGGACAGTACATGGATCTATTGGAGCTTTCTGTAAAGGAAGACCCAGACTGCCCGCGCAATGCGTTCTATTACGCCCGCGAACTTAGCTTCCATGCTCGGTGGCAGGAATCCATTGACGCTTGCAAGGACTATCTCAAGCTTCCCCGCGCTACATGGCAGAACGAGCGGTGCTACGCTTATCGTGTCATGGGCCGATGCTACAATGAATTGGGCAACTTCTCTGAAGCGGAAAGATCTTTCCAGATGGCCGCATCTGAGGCCCCTAACACGCGCGAGCCGTGGTGCGAATTAGCGCTTCTATGCTACCGCCAGAGCCGTTGGGAAGAGTGTTTTGCCTATGCCATGCGGGCATTGAGGATCACCGACCGCGCCAAGGTGTACACTTGCGATCCGGTCGTTTGGGGTGCGCAACCACATGACCTTGCAAGCATCGCGGCATGGAATCTGGGCATCTATGGCCCAGCACTTCACCATGCCAAGATAGCGCATGAACTTGAGCCGGATGATGATCGCTTGGCGGCAAACCTAGATTTCATCCGCAAAGCTATTTCTGGCGAACCTGAAGAGGAAGCGGCGTGATGGATATGCAGTCAATCCTTAACCTCATTGGCGGGGCTGCTATTGCTTCTGGTGGCTGGTTTGCGCGTGAGATCTGGGGCGCAGTGAAGGAACTGCGCAAAGATCTGCATGAGATTGAGGTTGATCTACCCAGAAGCTATGTCAGCAAAAACGATTTAGATAAGCGTATGGAACACATCGAAGCGATGTTCCAGCGCATCTATGACAAGATCGAACGCGTTGAGGCCCGGATCAACAACGGGGATTCCAAATGACAACGACGCAAGAGAAGCAAGAGAAGATTGCCCTTGAGATGGCCGCAAGCGCCAGCAAAGGCGCGCTGGTCGAGAAGATTGTCTTCGCAGGCATCCCAATCTTGTTCTCATGCGTCGTCTATCTCATGGGCTCGCTTTCCACTGCCAACAACGAGATCATTCAGTTGAAGGCCAAGATCGCTGTGGTTGTAAATGCCGATAACAAAGCAATTCCGCCGCAAGGCACCACCATCGACATGGCGCAGATCCGAGAAAATCTGAGCGAGCAAATTTCCAAGGTCGAGAAGGAAAGCGCCTTGGCT